CACCCTTGCAAAAAGCACACTTAGCAGCCCCGATACTAATTACTCTTTAAACCATTGATAAATAACAATAAGCACCCTTAAACCATCGTTTCTGCCGCGTATATGCACAATAGAGCAGCCTCTGCCCTGCCATCGAATTTGGCTAACTTAAACAGCTCAGCTTGCTTCGGGAAGCGGTCCATCGCCATTGCCCGGCTGGCATTCTTATCTTTAGATAGCCCAAAATATTTCTTCCATTTTGCCGGGGTGACATATTGCACGGGCAATTTATTTGCTGCCACTGCCATTTGCAATTGCCCAAACCCCTGCGCAAATCTGAATACTGCACTTGAGTTTTGACCTGGTCTGGACTGGGCCAATTCTAGCAAGCACATACATTTTTCGTCTGCTTCATTTTTCAAAACGTCCAGTAGGGAATGCAAATTTATAATTACCTTACCTTTTGGGTTTTGCATTACTGGCATGTCATGCACTTCCAGTTTGCCCGTTCCTGGCCAATATAGCGCGATTGCACCCGTGAAGCCCGGATCGCATCCATAAATTAACATCAATCAGGCTGCGGATGTTTAACTGTGTGTTGCACCACAACACCTGCCGCACGTTCTAGCGCGGCATTGCGGCAAAACGCGCTGAATGAAAGACCTGCCCGGCGCGCTGCTTCGGAAATTATCTTGTCATATTCTTCACTAAATCCGATTAACCGTTTTTTATCAGACATTTTTCCCACCTTTTATCCGTATGTTGCTATTGTTTTTGTTATATATGTTAAAAATATTCGGAGCCAGTACAAAAACACACTTGCACATATTTTTATTCTATGTTTATTATGGTGACACAACATAACATGGAGAATGACAATGAAAAACGAAACCAAACCCACCGCAGAAGACGTTGCACGCTGGGAGAGCATAAAGCAAAACATGCTTGACCGCGCAGATATTGTTTCTGATTTTGATGTTGAGGAAACTGACGCATTGAAAGAGCTGTACTATGCAAGCTCCTCTATGTCTGAAGACGTGCATCACTTGATGCACTTTTCATATCGTGATGCCGTAAATCTTTGCTGTTATTCAGACATTTTGAGAAATGATTGGGGCTGGCATAATTCAGAATGCGAAGAAAAGCGCGAAATATCTAGTGCAGCTCTTATCTTATCTTTGGGCCTGCGGGATGAGGCTGGCGACGCTGGCCGTTTATCTTTTGAAGATGCCCAGATGTTTCAAACGCTATCAAGTTGCATTTCGACATTGAACCTCACCAAGCCCAACAAATACCAAATGGAGCGCTTTGCAGAGCATGGCATTACATGGGAGGGCGAAGTCGATGAGCATTGATATTGGTATCCCAAACATCACCTTCAACGCCATGTGCAAGCTCACAGAGGTTGACCGGGGCCTTGTAGGCTCTCCTGATTACATGGGTGTCGCTCAGTTTTGGAGCTGGCAGCACCCGCAGAAGACCCGGTTAAGCCGCGCATCAATTTCTGCCCGGCGCAAAATACACGCAGCACTTATGAAGGACGGGCTTGATTTGAATGGCGACACAGGCATTCACCGCTCAATCATAAGCATTGTTTTAGAGCGTGAGGAGCAAGCATAATGGATAGGACAGATAAATTGGTTTCTGCTGCCTCAATTGATTTTGTGAGGTCATTGCCTACCAAAGTTAAAGATAGGCATTTTGCGACAATACTTTGTTTTTTGTTTGACGGGTTTGGCCTCAGTCACGAGGCTCGCGCTCAAATCTGCGAGGATGTTTTGAACGTCATGCTTGAGGCTGAGATGCGCAGCGACGAGAGCGCGGCGCAAGCCGCTGACGATGTGATTGCGCGAGCCACTGCTAAGGCTCGCAAGTGATTTGGTCTGACCATTTGCCAACATTTTTGATGCAAATGTTTGGCAATCCCGTTTGGCATTTGCGGGATAGTCAGACCAATAGTGCGCCGGAGCCTGTCGTGGGCTGGGTTCCGGCGCACCCGGATCAAGAGCCACCATTTTAGATAGGACACGCCATGCTCGTAAAACTAACACCCAAACAGGTCGCACAATGCCACCAAGCCGCAGCAATGCGCTGGCAGTTGGCCAGAGCTTCTGGCGTTGTTAACCAGCGCAGGGACAAGGGCAGGTCTGACGCTGATTTAGATTTGCTGGGAGTTAAGGCTGAGTTTGCCGTGTCAAAAGTTTTTGACCTCGACCACATCCACGCCGTTGGCGTAGATGATGGCCGCGACATTTGGCTTGGTGATATTTCTGTTGACGTGAAGGCCACGTTTTACACCACCGGGCGGCTACTGTTTAAAAAGCCAGAGGCATTCAAGGCAGACTGCTCTATTTTAGTTTGCCAGCAGTCGCCTGACTTGATGCACGTTGTTGGCTACATACCTCGAACGCATTTTTTAGATCAGGCTTACGAAATTGATTTAGGCCACGGCAAGGGCTGGGCAATGGATCAGGAGAACTTGCTGCCATTATCAAAACTGTGGGAAGTTAGCCGCAGCATACAATTGAAGGAATGAAAATGAATCAGATTATTATAACAAACGCTCACCCGCACGGTTTCTGCTTTGCCTGCGATGTCGAGAGCCGGGGCCAAGTTTTTATACCTGTGCATATTGCTGAGGGGCATAACCTAAAGCCCGGCGATTATATCGACGCTGTTCTTGTGCCTAATTATCAAGACAAGTCGGACAGAGGCACGCCGTGGCAGGCTGTGAAGTTGCATCGTGATAGCGCATTAGAAGTGCCTAACAATCAAGTTTGCGAAGAAGTCCTTCTTGATAAATTGCAAACATTAAATCAAGAAGAGCTAGACGTTGAGGTTTTACGCTTGATTATGTCTGGCGGCTATCACACCACAGCGGAGCTTTCTGACTACGTTGATGTCGACCACAAGACCGTAGGCAACTCAGCTATGCGTCACTTTGCTGCTGGCAGAATTTCTAAGGCTGAGGTTTTTAACCGCGTCGGCCAGCAGCGCCCGACAATGATTTTGTGGGCGGCAAGCGCTAAATCTTTTATTGAGGTGGTGTAATGGACAGACACGGACAAAGGCCGGACATGTCTAGTATGTCCGTTAAGGGGGTAACGAGTTCTCGAGTTTACTACCCCCTTAAAAAAGAACTTCCAAAAAATAAAAGAAGTTCTCCTGAAATAAGCCCTTGCATATACAAAGCATATATGCGCATCATTAGAAAATGGAGGAAAACAATGACAATAATTAAATCAGAAGACATGTCTAATGAAGAGTATCACGCGCATCCTGCGTTGGGGTCATCATCAGTCAAGACTGTATCAAATAGGAGCTTGGCGCACTGGAAGGGCCAAGTGCGTAAGGAGAGCCACGCCTTTGATTTGGGCAGCGCAGTCCACGCCATGTTGCTTGAGCCTGAGAAGCAGCTTGTCATTCGAGGCCCTGAGACACGGCGCGGCAAGGCTTGGACTGAGCTTAAAGATGAAGCTGACACGCTAGGCAAGATTTTGCTTACTGAGGCTGATTACGATTTAGCCAACAACATGACTGACGCCTGCATGGGCAACAACATGGCGAGCCACCTTCTGACAAATCCAGATTTGCTGGCAGAGGCGTCATTCTTCGCAACTGACCCAGACATTGACATTGAGTTGAAAACTCGTCCAGATGGGCTTTTGCGGGAGGCTGGCATAGTGCTGGACGTTAAAACTTGTCAGGACGCATCACCCCGTGGCTTTGAGCGCGCTGTTAGGACGTTTGGATATGACTTGCAGGCCGCATTTTATATGCACGTTTTGCGCCTTAACAAGGTGCGAGTGGATAACTTTATATTCATCTGTGTGGAAAAAGACGCGCCACACGTCACAGCTTGCTACGAGCTATCTGATATGTACCTGCGCCACGCTCACAATAGGATGATGGCAACGCTGGTTGATATTAAACAGGCGCAGACTGATGACCATTACGGCACAAACTGGCCCGACCTTGGCACGATACATCTGCCAGCTTGGATGGACAGCGAAACAGCTTTTTAACTAATCCCAGTGCAGGGGTGCTGCACAAAATAGAAGGAATTGCATAATGCAACATATGATAACAGACGTGACTGCCCGTTACCCAAGACTAAACGCAACGTACAAATTTGACACCTACGACAACAAGAGCGTCAAATGTGATCCGTTGGATGACGGTGCGGCTTATGAGATGAGCTTTGTAATGTCGGATGACAAAGCAAAGGAATTGCACAACCTGTGCATGGAGGCATATAAAAACGCAGCGGCTCTTGACGTGAAGCGTAAGTGGCCAGACAAGCCGTCAATGCTTCCATACAAGCGCAACGATGACAATGAAGTTGTGGGCAAGTGTAAGCTGAAGGGTGCTTACGGTGGTGATAAGACACAGCCACCGAAGCAAGTTGACGCTGCGCGAAACAAACTGCCAGATGACTTTATGCTGACCAGTGGAAGCAAGTGCAACGTGGCTGTGGTGGTTGTCCCATATAATACAGGCAGCATTAACGGCGTGTCGCTTAGGTTACGCGCAGTTCAGGTGCTTGAGCTTGCAGAAATGCAGGGTAATGACGATCCGTTCACTGCCGTGTCGGGCGGCTTTACCTCAAGCGCGACAACGATTAGCGCATCTCCGGTTGTGCATGATCCGTTTGCCATGCCAGTTTCAGCCCCGGCTCCGTCGGCAATAATGGACGACGAAATTCCATTTTAATCTAGCAAAAAAGGAACACTATAATGGACGCTACTATTATTAAAGGCATGGAAATACCTGCACCACAGACAGGTGCTAAGTTGGCCAATCGCGGCACAAAGTTTGACAGCATCATTTCGTCTCTTGATGTTGGCGATTGTGTCAAATTCAAGCGATTGGCTGATATGGCCTACTTTTGCAACCTGATGAGAAAAAGGGGTGTCAAGGTTACTCAACGTAAGATTGAAGGGCATCTCTATGTTTGGAAAAGAACATGAGGCCATATGTATCAGCTTCAGCCAAGCAGCTATGGAAGATAAACCAATTGCTGCATTCTTGTGACTACATTGCCGTCAATCAAGGCGAGAAAGTGACACTCCCGACTGTAACGATGCCTGTATCAAGGACTGACGCATCGACAACAATTGATAGCCTCATAGAAATTGAGGATGCCCTACTGGAGACAAGTGACCCAGCAGTTAGTGTAATAAAATTATCTAAGGGATAGAAAAACTTATGCCCCGGCGGGTTCAGCTAACACCGGGGCATAAATCTGGAGCCACTAAGTAGTAAGTAAGGAAATATATAATGAAGGTTTTTACAGAAAGCAAGTTTCCTACAGCCCGTTGGAGCGAGTTTGGCCACAGCATCATACGCAATCTTGAGTTGAAAAAGACTGCGCAGGGTGAGTACCACGGCCCATGCCCATCTTGCTCAGGCACAGACAGATTTTGGATTAAAGAATTTCACGGCGAGGTTATGGTTAATTGCCGCAAGTGCAACGATTACAAAACAATTAAGGATAGGCTGCGCGATATGTCATTGTGGCCACAGCCAGGGCATACGCCAACAGCGGAGGTAGTGAGAGTTGACATTGAATGGCCTGAGCGTGACGTTATGAGTAGTCACCCGTATCTTGATAAAAAACGCATTAAGCTGCACAACGCCAAGATTGACGGCGACACCTTGGCAATACCAATCATTGACGTGAAGGGCAGGCGCGTCGGCGCGCAGTTTATTGACGCAGATGGTAAAAAGAAGTTTTCCTACCAGC